CGCTCGAGCTCGGTCTGTAACCGCTCACGGGCCTGCAGGGACGCACTCTCAACGGCTTTGCGGTAGCGCTCCCACGCTGCCTCCTCCATGCCGTCAGGCTTGGTGCCAAACATCGGCTCGACTTTCTCGCGTGCCTGCGCGGCCTCGATCTCAACGTCGGTCGCGACCATGCGGTCGAACACCCCGCGGATGTCGTCTGAGATGTCCACGTTGAGGTTCATCAGGTCACGGTAGATCCTGACAAGCCACGTGCGCATGCTGGCGAAGAACCCACGCACCTCCTCTGCCGGCGCCTTGCCTTCCATCAGGTAGCGCTCAAACCCACGGGCGAAGGTCTCGTGCTGGTCCACTGTGATCGGGACACCGGCCTGCAGGCCAAGCCACTTGGAAATGCGGTTCCAGTCCTCGCGCAGCGCTTGAGGCGCGTCCGGTGCGGAGGCGAGGTCGTTGAACACCTCGAGGTAGAAGTGCGCGGCCTCGTGCATGAACGTGCTGGCGTTGGCACTGCTGAGCATCCTGATGGTGAACTCACGCCGGGGAGCACCACGTTGCGCCGGGTTGAACGAGATAGACCCGCGTGCGTTTTTCTCGTTCTGGAAAAGCGTCTGCGTCTCCTGCGATGCTTGCGCCACCACTGCTCTGCGCGATGCGTCGTCATAGGGCGTGTAGTCGAACACCTGCACGCCGGCATCTGCGAGCACCTGGCGGACTTCCTGCCGCGTGTCGCTGGGGACCACCGCTGCCTTGAACTCGCTCAGTGCAACGGAGCGTTGTGGCTTGGACTCAAAGTATGGGACCGGCGCGTTGAGGAACGCCTTGCCGGCTTCAACGCCTAACTCAAGCACGTCCTGCGGTACGCTCTTAAACCCAACGGCCTTGAGTGCCTTCTGCAGGTTTGCCGTGGTCCGCGCACCTTTCGCCCACTTAGCGAGCGCTTTCATGGAGTCGTCAAATGCGCTCCATGTATCGGCGTAGCCATAGTGCTCTGCTGCTTTGGTGCGGTAATCTGCAAGCAGCTTAGATGCTTTCTCACGAGCAGCGTCCACTTCCTCCTTCGTGCCAATCTCGGACTGCGCACGGTTGCGCATCTCTTCGATGTCAGCAATCTTCGCCGCGGACATCGCACGGGCTTTTCCCTCGCCGAAGGTCATTGTGGACTCCACCCCCTTCACCGAGGATGAGGTCATGTAATCGACGATGTTCTCAAGCGTGAACGGCACCTTCTTCCTGCCAATGGTCAGCTTGGGCTCACCGGCTTCGGCCAGGATCATCCCCTGCACCCACTGCTCAAACTCAGCCTCGCGCCCCTTCAGCGCTTCGTTCAATACATCTCTGGTGGAACCAAGATCAACTTGCTTCTTATCCGCTCGACTCCAGTCGGTTTCAATGCGGTGGAGGATGTTGAATCCAACTCCACCATCCGTTGATAAGGCGTTCTTTTTGAATCGGTTGACGAGGTGTTCAGCATCCTCTGGGTCCAAGTTCTTCTTCTGAACGTCCTTACGGATTGCGGCTTCCACCACCGGCACAAGCTCTCGGCGGATGTTCTCGTCACCCGCCATTGCCTGCTTCATCCGCTCGGGCGTGAGGTACTCCTTCAGCGTGTCGGAGTTGGACCACCCGTAGTTCATCGCGGGTTCGTACATCACCGGTTCAACCGTGATGCCCTTGGAGTCCAAGAACGCGGCTTTTGCCGCTTCCGAGCGTGAGAGCTTGTCGATGGCGCTGGCGACGTCTCCACGCTCCACCAGGCGTTGCCACACCTCGCCGGGGGTGTAGTCGTTAAACAGTTTCTGGAAAGGCAGCAGCGGCTTGATGATCTTGTTCGCCGCGGCCTGCTTCATCTTGCCGTACTCGGGTTGCGGGAAGCGCACCGTGTAGGCATCGGCGTTGAACACCGGGTTGCGGCGCGGGTCCGCCAGGTCCTTGGTGCCGATGAGTGAGATCTCACCGAACCCGGTGTAGACTGCATCGGGGCGCGTGACACCGATGGACGGAACAGGCAAGCCACCGAGCTCTGCCGCGTTAAGGATGTTTCTCCCGGAGATGTTATGAATCGCCAGCAGCGGAGTGCGCTGCGTCTCAGGGAAGACGGACTGGTTGAGCGTTACTTCTTGCTGCGCAGTAGTCTCTCCGCTGCCTCCTTGACCATCTGCGCGTCCTCCTGCGGATCCAGAAAGTCCTCCGAGTTGTCCATCGGCATCCCGACTCCGCGTGGTGACGACCGGAACGCCGTTTTCGATGGCGAACCGGGTGATGCTCTTTGCTCCTGCGAGTCCTTCGGTGTAGAAGGTTCCAGAGGCGATGAGTTGTTGGATGGTTTCTGCATTGACTGAACTCCCCTGCTTCTGAATCTGAATAATCTGCTTGGTCAAATCAAGCGACGAATGTCCCACCGACTCGTTCTTGATGGCGTTCCATCCGAACCAGTGCATTCCCCCAGGATTCTGATGCTGCCCCATGTGTTGTTGCAACAATGGTGAAGCATCAATGGCCTTCTGCATGACCTTCTCAAGTCCTTCATACAGAGCAAGCGAAAGCCCATTGTTGTCGTTTTCCAACCCACCAAGCACACCATACACCCCAAGTGGATCCTCTGGGGTGAGGCCACCAGAGTAGGCAAAGTATTCACTGGGGCGCGTGACGCCGGCTTTCTGCATCATGGTTGGAAGCCAGAGCTCGACGAACTTCCAGCGATCCAAGATGACACCCGGCACACCGAAGGTCAGGCCGATGAAACGCTGGACCTTGTTTCGGATGCCAACCTTGCCAAGGTTCAGTTTCCAGAACCTGCGCCCCATCTCGGCTGCGCTCTTGGACGCGTAGATGTCAGCGACCTTGTCCCAGTTGCCGTTCCAGTTGGCAAGGTGCGCGTAGAAAGCGTTGGCGTTTGCCGTGGCGCTGTTGCCTCGCTTCTGTGAGGTCGCCTCGGTTTCAATGCGAGCCTGCTTCACGCGTGCTTCCCACTGTTCCGGCGTCAGCGTGAAAGTGCCGTCTATCGAACTCTGGATGGCATCAAGAACGGGCTTGTGCGTGATTAACCGCAGCCACATGGCTTCCTGGTCGAGCGGCGCCAGCATCCTTGAAAGGATGCCCCAGAGGTGATGCAAGGCAACGGCCCACGGATGCGGAGCCTCTCCTGCCAGCAGGTTACGCATCTCCACGGTGCCATCCAACCCGGCGCGTGCTGCTTCCTGTGTGCCTTTCTCGGTGCGCGTGCCATGGTATCCACCGTTGAGAAGATCCACGTACATCTCTGGCTTGTTGAGAAGCACGTGCATCATGCTCGGTGGTGGAGTCACCACACCCCACACGCCAGCAGCGTTAAGGTACTCCACAAAGCCTTTGCCACTGGCAATGCGCTCAGGATCCTTGTCGAGCAGCTTGAGCGCTTTGTCTAGCCTGCCAAGGGCAACCTCGTTTCCGCTTTCCCATGCCGCCTTTGGGACCGGCTTGTCCTTCTGCGAATCCTTGCTGATCTCAAGCGTAGCGACGCCATCGACTTCAGCGACAGTGGCCTTGGCTTTGCTTGGCTTGTAAGAGGGCAGGTTTTCAAACGCCGGCGCGATGTCGGTGCCAGTCGTGTTCTCGCCCTGATACAGGATGCTGTTCTGCCCCTCGTCGAAGCGTTCCGACAGGGGGATGACATTCCCGTCAGCGTCACGGGTGATAGGGTCAGCGGATTTGATCTGGTTGGGATTGAAGACGACAATCTCATCGCCTGCCGGTAGGTGCCCCGACTCCTCGAAGATGACTGCGTCGTAGCCCAACTGCTGGACAATCTCGCCGAGGAACTTCGAGTCCTCATCGGCAAGGCGTTGCCATTTCAGTGTGTTCGTCTCGTCGTCAACGAACACGCCCTTCTCGAGCGCACGCTTGTATGCCTCGGTCTGCGGCGCCTTCTCATCGTCCTCCGGTGCCCACTGTCCCGTCCACGGGTTGTTGATGCGCAGGAAAGCGGTGACGACTCGGTCACCGTACTCTTCTGCCGCAGTGCGGTCAGTGGCGAAGTACACCCCCTTGCCTGCCGCTTCGGCGAGTTGTGGAACGAAGATGTCGAAGTTTTCCGGAGTGCCGTGAAAGACGGGCCCGTAGTTGTACCCAGCGGCTTTCGCGGCCTCGTTGACGAGACGTTGCGCCGTCTCCATGTCACCGGCCTCAACTGCTGCGAGGTAGTCTGCATCGCGTTGCTGCTCCTCCTGCGACATCGTCACGCCTGCCGGTGCTGTGGCGTTCTTGGTGCTGCCTAGGATCTGCGTGACGAACCGGTCCTTGAACTGCTGCAAGCTCATCCCAGAGCGGTTCGCCATGATGTAGGCCATCCGGGCGAACATGTTCGCGTGCGCACGGGCCACGCTATCCGAGGTGTTCTTGGTCGCCATCAACTGGGTGTAGACCTCGCCGGCCATGTCCACCACCTCGGGTGCCTGCCCCGGGGCAGAGCGTCTGGCTTCCGCGTTGCGCTTCTCGATACGCGCAATCTCCTTGTCGATTTCCTGCTGGCGAGCGGTGATGGCCTCGATGCGTGCGCCTGCCTGCTGGGCTTGCTGGTCCTGCCGGGCGAGCGCCTGGTACTCCTGCGCCAACCCCTGCAACTCTGCCGCGGCGGGGGCGTTGCCGGCCAGAATCTCCTGCAGGGCTTGCGGTGCCTGCGTCTGGAGTTGTGACTGGATCTCCTGCATCCGTGCGGTGCGCTGCTCGGCCTGGGCTTGGAGTGCGCTGACCTGCTCCTGCAGGGTCGTTATCTCGGTGGCGAGCGTCTGCTTCTCGGTGCTCAGTGCCGTGTAGTCTTGGTTGAGCTTGAGCATCTCCTCCACGGAGGCTTGCGTTGCCTGCAGGCCGGCCTGCATCTCCACCACGTTGGGTGCGTCCACGCTGCCAAGACGCAGCACCTGCGCGAGCGCTTCGTTGTGCTCGGTCGGGGCAAGCTTCTCGGTGTAGGCGCCAATCGGGATCTCGAGATCGTGACCGGCCTCGCGTGCCTTGTCGTAACTCTCGGTCTCCCCAAGGGTCTCCTGCGCCACCTGACGGGGGTCAATCCCCTTGCTCGCGAAATACTGGTCCCACGCTGCGATGGGGGCAAAGACACGCTCCACGGGCCCGTCCTGCGCGGCAAGGTCGCCGAGCGCTCCGAGCATGCCTGGCACCCGCGTGCGGGTCTTCGACTCGGAAGACTGGGCGCCCAAGTCGCGGAAGAACTCCACCTGCGTTTGCGCACGCTCGGCAAGTTGTCGGGACTGGCGCACCATCCCCGGGCCGTACACCGCGGCGCCTGCCATCGGCAGTGCGGCAAAGGAGACGAGCTCCACTGCGTACTGCTCAGGATCGAGCTTCATCGACTCAAGGCCGGTGACTGCACGCAGGATCTCGCCCAGTCGCTCTTCGCCGAACTCCTCGAGCACCCCGTCCCACTTCGCCTTGCGAAGCAGTGCGCTGAACTGCGACCACCCCTTGGTCGGGTTCAACTTGAACCACTTGGTGACCACGGCGGATTTGAGCGCCTCCAGGCCCGTCACCTTGCCGATGAACGCGCCTGCGCTCTCGGTGCCCACCTCGATGCTCTGGTTGAGGATTGCCTTGCCAATGGCGGAGGCGAACCCGTCCTCGGAGTCGAGCACGAGTTTCTCGAGTTCCCCTTGTTCGTTGACCGACATGCTGGACAACTGGGGAACCATGCGCTGCATGGCGTCCACCGCAACACGGTGCGGCATCCCCACGGTGGCCTGCACGGCGGACCCGGCGACCCATCCTGCGGTCTTGACCACGCCGCGCAGCACGGCGCTTTCTGCGACCTCGCGTGCGCTCTTGTTGAGAATCTTCTTGGCCGCGTACAACCCGGCCTTGCGTGCTGCCTGAGAACCTGCGGTGTACAGGCCACCGGTGGCAGCAATCTCGCCTGCGAATGCCGGCAGGTTCACAAGCACCGCGGCGACCTTTCCGCCGAAGTCGGTGCCGCGTCGGATCTCGTTGTCGTACTTCAGTAACTCGATCCAGTCGTTGTCATCAGCGGTGCCGTCCTTGACCCGGTTGGCCAACTGGGTGAGCGCATAGACGTCCACCAACTCCTTGCCGGCGCCAACAAAGGGGACCGGCTCGAGGTTGGTCGTGCCGGTAATCATCCGCTCCCAGAACCCTTGCGGGGTCGAGTAAAGCTGGACCGCTTTCTGGTCCATCTTCTGGGACTGCTGGTCCTGCGTATCCTGCGCGGGGTTCGTGATACCCATCCCGCCCACGCCCTGGAACGCCTTCACCTCGCCCGGGGTGCTCGAGTCCACTTCCTGACCGGCAGTGAAGTCGAGCGTTGGGAACCACTCGGAGACGGGGCGTGAGCCATCGACGATCTCGATCTGGTGACCCTTCTCGCGCAGTTGCTTGGCAATGGCATCGCGCACGTCCTTGCCGAACAGACCAGGCTCGAGCAACTCGGCGTTGCGAAGCGTGTCCTCCATCGCCATGTGCTGGATGAGTTCGTCACGCGAGACGGCAGCACGGTTGGGGTCCGACAGGAACTTGGCAGTGCCAGGGTAGTCCTTGGTGAGTTTCTCCGCGTCGAGCATCAGGTCGGACTGGTGCTGCGCCCACTGGGGGTTGCGTGCCACCAGTTCTGGCGGAAGCTGGAGCTTGTTTGCGAGGTTGACAACCTTCGCGTGCGCCTCTGGGTCCGTGCTGGTTGCGACGAGCATGGATGCCCGGAGATCTTCCGGTGTAGTGTCGAAAATGTCTTGCGCCATTACTGTTGGAACTTGATGCCTCGGGTTTGCTGACGCAGGCGGATTTCATTGAAGTAGAAGCGCTGGATGTCCTCCTTTTCTGGAGTCTTACCCTTCGACTTCTGCCACTGCGTGCGTATCCGATTCTTGTCGGCATCGGGGATTTTGTCCCACGCAATCTTGCCTTGAGGGTCGTTCAGTTCCTCAGGGGTTAGCTGGAAGAGGTACTTGTCGCGGGAGAGCATCCCTTCGGCCTTCTTGAGCAACAACTCGTCGGCCATCTTCTGCACGTCCTCGGGCACCACCTTCTTGCCGCTGCGCTTTTCTACTTCGCGCACCCGCTCTTCAAGGCGCTTCTGGAAGTCGTACTTCTCTTGACTCTTGTCGGCAAACCCGGCGACCCGTGCAGCGTCCTCGGAAATCTCGTGGACGTTGCGGATGCTCTCGTACTCGACTTTGGCGTTCTCGTCCAAGTGCGCCTTCTGTAGCTGGATCTGAATCTTGGAGAGCTCGTCGAACTCCTTGGGCGTGAGTCCCTGCTTGGCCAAGTCCATCGTGCGAAACGAGTCGCGCACCCGCTCGTCGTTGCTGTAGGCAAGCTGCTGGAAGCGGTAGATCTTCCCAAGGTCCTTGCCCAGGTCCTTGCCGGCCTCCTTCTCCTCGGCGAACTTCTTGACCATCTCCTGATGCGCCGGGTCCATCGTGTGGAAGCGAGGTTCCTTGATAAGCCGGTCGATCTTCTCCCCCTTGTTCAAGCGCTCGTAGTAGTCCTTGTAGCTGTCCTGCACGCTTTGCTGGTGCAAGGCGTTGCGCCGGTTGAACTCCGCGGTGACACGCTTTTGCACCTCATCGCGCATCTTCGCGTCCTTGCTGTAGCGCTTTGCGATGAGTGCGTTGGCCTGCTTCTCCTGCTCGGTGAGGCTGATTTGCGGGATGTCCACCGCGAACATGATGTCGTCGGTGCCCTGCTGCGCTTCGTCGGCAACGGTCCCCGCTTCCACTGCCTTGATCACCCCGGGCTTGAACTCGAGCGGAATCAGGTCCCCGTAGCGCTCCACCATCGCTTTGGCCTCGGCGGTCTTGCCCTGAGCCAATGCCGTGTCGATGTAGAGTTTGACGGCCTCGCCCTTCTTCTTCTCCGACAGGTTGCGTGCCGCGGCTTCACGTCCCTCGGGGAATCCGCCCGGGTCGTTCTGCACGCGGTCCTTCACCGACAGGTCGATGCGAAGCAGCGAATCGTCGATGGCGGTGAAATCGGGCGCTCCGTCTGCCTTGTGCGGGACGGTCGCTTCGAAGTTGTTCTGCAGGTTGGTCGATACCGAGTTGACCTCTTGACGGACGTAGCCGTCCATCACCGCTTCCGAGGTCTTCTCCCGCTCGGATCCCACGCGCAACTGGACCGAGCGGTTGTACTCCTGCCAGAGCGAATCGGAAGCACGGTCGAACTGGCTTTTCACGCGCACGCTGCCCAGCGTTTCGCGGATGCCGCTCAGTTTCTGGCGAAACCCGTTGAGCCGGTCGGAGGCGATCCCGAACAGGTCGCCCCCCTGCTTGTACATGATCCCATCCTGGGGGTCGTACAGTTCGGCGGTCTGAAGTTCGCGTGCCTTGGAAAGCGCCTGCGTGAGTTGCTCGTCCTCGGCCTTGCGCTTCTCCTGCTCCCACATCTGGCCAAGCCCCTCGCCCAGTTGCGAGATGCCGCGCCCGATGGCCGACATGTCGGCGACGTTGGTGGAAAGTTGCCCACCGGAGAACTGCCCCGGGGTGACTTGCGGTCCGTTGTAAAGTGGTGCGGTTGGCATACGAAATCTCTAGTCCTTAAGGTTCTTATCCACCGCCACTGCTGCCACTGGATGCGCTGCTCGATCCTTCGTATGAACTGGCAATGCGCCCTGCCCCGCCCAGGATCGTGCCCGTGGCGTTGGCCATGCCCTGCGCCATCGACATCTGACCACTGAGCACGCTGTTCACCGCGGCCTGCTTGTAGCCCCACGCCTCGAGCGCTGCGTTGTTGCGCACCGTGATGGCGTCAATCTCGCCCCAGTAGGCGGCTTGCTCGTTCGCCTGCGCGGCAGTGCCATCGTCGAGCAGCACGTTCTGGCCGGCATAGGCCACACGCTGGGCGCCACGCAACTGACCGGTGGCCATGCGCTGACGCGTGCCCATCTGCTCGCCACGCTCCAGGGCGTACTGCCCTTGCATCTTGGCAACCTTCGCGTTGTAGTTGGCAAGCTGCTTGGCCCACTTGCCTTGGTAGTACGACGACACGGCGCTAAACGCCGTGCCTGCCGCCTGAATCCCTGCTGCTGCTGATGATCCTCCGCCTGATGCTGCCATAGTGGTTCTCCTATCTTGATGACACGGACACCTGCGGGACAACTGCCAAGACGGAGATGGGCAACGGATCTTTCTGCTGCACCATCACCAGGCCCTGCTTGTCCCACTGCGCCACCGTCTGAATCTCCACCAGGCCCGTGGTGAGCCGCGTGGGCTCCCCGTAGTCCTCGAGCTTTCTCTGCTTGTGTTCGCGCAGATGCGCCTCGTCGGGGCCGGCGTAGATGCCGCGGGAAGACTCCACGAGCATGGAGACCTTGGAGACGATCTTGTTCTTGTCGAAGAGCGTCTCACCGCCCGGGTTGTCGATGGCGAGAGTCTGAATCGTCGAGGTGTAGGCGAGCCCCACGTGGACCACCCCGCACGGGCGGTTCAGCGTGATGCTGCCCTCGATCACGGTGCGCGAAGGATGCACGTCCCCGTCAGCGAGGATGGCGACCTCCTTGCCCTCGAGGTGGTCGAGTCCGGACAAAGAGTCCACCATGCGCGTCCACTGGCTGGAGACAAGCGGCACGCTCGCAACGTCCTGAGAGGGGAGCACCTTCACTCTGCGCTCGTCGATGAACTCGATGACCTTGAATCGTATTCCGCCAACCTGGAACGCATCGCCCACACTGTAGGGGGTGAACGTGTCCTTGTTCGCGTCGATGAACATGTCATCGCGCACGCTCGTGCCGGTCCCAGCGCTCACCGTCAGGGTGTGCGTGGAATCGGTGTTGAGCCCGTCGTAGGTGGCACCGCAATCGACGAAGAACGCATCGCGTGCCAAGTCGATCATCTGCGAGGTGTAGCGCGGGGCAAAGCGCTCGATGTAGCGTACCGGCACCCCGTTGAGACTGCGGCGCACCACCACGTAGACGGCGTCCTCGGTCCCCTCCGGGACGCATACGACGTCCTCGAACACCCCGTCCGTGGTGTGACGGTGCCACCCCCACACGTCGTGCTCGCGCACGTAGGTGAGCCCCAGGAGCACCCCGTCATCGCGTACCGTCCACACAATGGAGTGCGGGATCTGAGCGTAGTCCCACGTCACCAACTGATACCCGTCGAACATGTGGGCGGCGAACACGGTTAAGTCTCGCCCGTTGTAGCCATCGGTCTGCAGGTCGTAGCGCAGGTCGCGTGCGATGTTGCCCCGGGCCTGGATGTACAGGGCGTTGTTGCCGATTACGATGGGCGTGATCTTGGCCGCGCCCGAGTAGCCTTCCTGCTTGAGATTGATGGCCGCGGGTTTGATCACCCCGTCCGAGTCGCCCATCACGCGCCATTCCCCGCCAGAGGTGAGGATGAGCATCTGGCCGACCTCGATGAGGTGGCGCACCTCGTTCACCTGCCTGCCGGCGATGGTGAAGGTGATGGCATCGTCGTCCTGGAGCGGCGAGCGGATGGAGAAGTTCTTGAAGTTGCCCGTGCGCGAGAGCCACACCTTTTCCGGTTCGTTGGTGGTGCTGGCGAACACCGAGCGCTGCTGGAAGTAGGACACCGTGGCCGGGTAGTTGCCCGAGGTTGGGAACGGGTCACGCGCCTGCGGAGGCGTGTCGGTAGTGTCTGCCGAGATGCCATCGTCCACGAAGGTCGAGTTCATCGCCACGACGGCACTGCCCTGCGTGAGCTTGGTGGAATCGGGGTTGGCAAAGGTGATGGAGTTGGCTGCGGAGGTGAGCACGGTGAACTGCCCGCTCAGGTAGGATCCGCTGAGGAAGAGCGGTTCGCCTGCGTTGTACTCGTGCCCGGTCGGGAAGTTCATGGTGACTGTGGTCGCCGTCCGGGTGAGCCGATTGCCAACCGTCGCCACGCCGCTAACAGGCCCCGTTCCGCCGATGGCGTCCGAGATCTCTACGACGTTGCCGTTGACCGAGTAGATTCGGTAGGACGACGCCGGGTTGTTGAGCTCGGTGTTGGTCGCATCGGCGATGACCAAGTATTCGTTGACCAGGTAGCCGTGGTTATCCGGGAGCGTGAAGAAGATGCCGTTTGCCGTCGGCGCACTGACTCGCGTCCTGCGCTCGTAGTCCACGATCATCTTGTTGTCCAAGGGGCGCGTGGTGCCAACGTAGCCGTACACCCCGTTGATGCGCTTGTAGACGTTGAACTCGTAGATGCCCTTGGTGGCGCCCACGGTGATCGTGTTCTTGTTCGAGGTCGATGCCGTTGCGTTGGTGTTGCCGACAGGGTCGCTCGGCAGTGATTCCTCGTAGGTCAACTCCTTCACGCAGGTGACCACGTAGCTGCTCGCGTTGCCTGCCGTGCCGTTGATGACCACCTTGCTCGGCGGCGTGATGCTCGGGGCGTAGGTGATCTGGGCGAGCGTCCACGAGGTGTCGCCGGTGCGCGAGAGCGTGCGCGGGGCGTAGTTGGGATGCACAAGCGTGATGACATCTGCCGACTGCACGTACTGGATGTCGCGCAGGTGCTCCTCTTGATAGGGGCTTGCAATCTCGTAAGGGCTTCCACCTGAGGTCAGTTGCACACCGTCTTTGATGACGCGGATGTATTCGTGCCCGAACTCGAGCACGTAGGTCTGCTGCGCGTTGAAGACGAACTTCATCAGCCGGACCTTGCGGTTGCTGTCTTTGACCTGCGCGATGTACTTGGTGCCCGGGCGATTGCTGACACCGCCGTGGCGCATCACCGTGAAGTTCTCGCACCGGCGAAGCCCGGACTGGTACTTGCCTTGGTCGGATCGACCGTACAACGCGGGGGCAATCTCCCCGCCGGCGAATGAGCGTTGGATGTTGCTTGGCATCAGGAAACAGTGAAGCCGCTGGGGAAGAGTTTGCTCACGGCATCATCCCCAGCAAAGTTGTTCGAGGCGTAGCCCCGGGTGTTGAGGAACTCGGTGTCGATGTCGCGCACCGGCTCGGATTCGTTGAACGAGATGCGCTCGGCAATCCCGCGTTCGGCCTGGTACATCTGCAGCGCCTGCTTGCGCAGTCCGTCCACTGCCGACAGGGGCATCGAGATCTCCGCGGCCAGTAGCCAGCAGAGGGCTGAAGTGAACGAGGGATCGAACTGCGCGGGGTCTTCCACCCGCTTGGTGTACTCGATGGCCGCGTCCTTCATGTTGGCGAAGATGAGCCGGCCCGATGCGTCCTGGCCCACGTCGAAGGGTTCTGCAATCGCCTGCCGGGGCCCCAGTGGCGTGAGCACCCGTCGCACCACCACCGCGTCCGTGGGGTAGCGGTAGGCGTACTGCCACTCGTTCGTCCACGGTTTGCCCTCGTTGCCGCTCACCAGGGCGAGCGTGGCGAAGGCGCGTGCGAATGGCCAATGCACCTCGCGCAGCACGCGGTCGCGGCATTGCTCGTAGAGAAGCTTGCACACCTGCGCTTCCTGCGAAGCCTCGTTGATGGAGTCGATGAACGTCGCCACGCCGATCCGGGCGAGAGCGGTGTTGCAGATCTGAACGATGGATGTGGCCATAGAAGGAAGAGGGGCGGGTTTCCCCGCCCCCCTCGACTACTTGTTGCGCTTCGGTTTGGGGTCCTCGCTCGCGTCCGGTTCGGGCGCGGGAGATTCCGCTTTCGGCATGGGGATGATCTCCATCCACACCTTGCTGACGAACTTCTCGTCGGCGAGCGTGAGCTCGTCGCCGGGGCGTCGTAACTGGTTGCCGATGAACCCGGCCCGTTTGACTCTGACGCGAACGTGTGACATGGCCTAGCCTTAGCTGATGACGATTGCGTCCGTGTAGTTGCGCACCGCCTGAACGCCACGCACCAGTGCGGCCTTGTAGGTCGCCACGGGGGATGTCCCGCCCTGCGTGAACTTCAAGCGCACGAACTGCTGGTAGTCGCCGAATGGCAAGCACACGTGGAAGACGTGTCCGCCAGCAGCAGGCAGCGCAATCGGCCCGTAGGAGGCGAGCGTTGCCGGCGAACTGAACGCCGCGTTGTCGTCGGTTTCAATCGCGATGGTGACCGTTGGCGAGGTGCCCGACACGCCCGATGCAGTCACCTGCAGGTACACGTCTTCGCCCACGCCGAGGTCTTTCACGAGGTTCGCTCCGCCCACTCCGCTGTAGAAGGGACCGAGGTCGATGCAATCCGTTGAACCGGTTGCCGACGTGCCGCTGATTTGCTGCCCGTCACTGAACATGTTTTGTCTGTCGAAGATCATAGGATGATTCTCTGTGGATTGTTGGTTGTGCCCCCGGTTGCCCGGGGGCGTTAGGGTTAGGCGACGACGGATTCGGTTTCGAGGATCTGGTCGCAGGTCTCGATGCGGATGCCGCGGAACTTGGTGACCGGTTTCCCGTCCACGTTGTCGATGTTCAACTGGTAGGCCGCTTTGGTGAGCGCCTGGATGTCGAGCATCTCGCGCACCGTGCGGTTGCAGTAGAACACCGGACGTCCCGAGGAGAGATCCGGCAAGCGGTGGATCGCCTTGATCATCAGCTTGATGAGGTCGGCAGCACCGGATTCCGTCACGAGGTTGCTCACGTCGATGTTGGCGATACGAACCGCGTAGCGCCAGTCGCGCACGGCAAGCCCGCACTTCCATTGCCACCGGTCAATGAACGCCTTCATGCGCCCCGTCCCGATCCCGACTCCCGTCTGGATCATCTGCTCACCGAGGTCCTCGTGAATGAGGCCGGCTTTCGAGCCCTTGGGATAGATCCCGCTGACCGTGTTCTCACCCCAGGCGATGAGCCAGATGGACGTGTTGTCCGAACCGGCGCCACCGGCGCTCAGGATGTTCTGCGAGTTGGTTCCCGACAGGGCAGCGTAGCGAGGCGCGAACCCGGTGAAGTACTCGGGTGTGATCCCGGCATTCCCGTAGAAGAGCGTCTGCGCCATCGTCTGGTTCATCGCTTCGATGAAGGCGGAAGCCTCTGAGAGGCGGAAGCCTGCGTCGTTGCCGTTGAGTTTGACGAGGTCAGCGTCAACTTCTGAGATTGCCTCGAACATCGCGCACTGCTCGTCGATTTGAGCGGTGGTCGATTTCGAGGGAACGACCCCTTCGTTGAGCCGGCGTGCCGTCACGGTCGGAAGACCGGTACGAACCGTCGTGCGGTGTCCGGTCGGGAGATTCCCTTCCTTCCACAACATGTCGTCGAGGATCGAGTTACGTTGACGGAGAAGTTCCACGATCATCGGAACTTTGCCGTCTGGGTCGAGGCGCTTCGCGTGATCCGCGAGCGTTGCCACATTGGATGCAAGTGTTGCCATAGTAGGTTGTTACTCTGATTTGTTAGCCGACATGCTCGGGTAGAAAGCCTCGGCGAATGACTTTTGGGCACGTGCGGGTTGGGATGATGTGGTCACCATCTTGTCCTCGCGCATGGCTTTACCGACCCGGGAAAGCAACCTGATCAACTCAGGATGATTCCCTACCCCGGACTGGTTCAGCAGGTTTTTGAACTCGGGGGTGCCGAACTTATCCAACGCGGTTTTCGCGTCGGTCACGCTCGACTGAAAGTTGCCCCCGCCGATCTCTTTGTCGGCTTCGGCATCCTTTGCCCACTGTTCGGTTTTCTCACGCACCTGGGCCATGTTTCGCTCGCTTGCTGAGGACATGAGTCCCGCATCGCGTTCGACCAGTTTCTGTGCTGCCTCCTGCGAGAGTCCAAGTTCCTTGGCCAGGGCCTTGGTGTGCTCGAGGTATGAGGCGTCCAGGTTCGCACCCTCAGGCACCTTGAGCTCGTAAGCTTGGTTCTGGGTCTGCGTTTGCTGGGCACTGCCACTGGTGGCATTGCTCTGGGTTGTGGCCGCTGACGTGGCGGACTGTTGCTGTCCCTGCGTTTGACCATCGGCACTCGCCGCGGCCTGCTGGGTTGCTTGGTTCGTTCCGTCAGCACTGGTTTGCCCGCTCGTGAGTGAAGCTTGAGAGCCGGCGATTAAGGTGTCAGACATAGCTTTCTCTCAGCGTGGTGAGATGGTTTGAAAACCGTCCATGCAAAAAACTTACAGTTCCGCGGAAAGCCACGAACTGCCTGTGGTCGTGACCACTCGAGCCGCTTGTCCTGCGGTCGCGCCGGTCACGGTCCCGTTGAACGTCGCCGCCAGGTAGCTTGCGTTGGCGATCGACGGTGAAGAGATGGCGAGGTTGCTCACGCCCTCTGCCTGCATCGTCCCCGCGGTGAGGATCGGCGCCGAGCGCATCGGCGCGAAGTAGCGGATGGATCCGCGCACCGCGGTGGTGGTGATGAAGTTGCCGGCGAACTCGCCCACCGGTTGCAGGTAGCGCAGGCACTGCGCCAACTCCAAACTCAAGGGCTTGGTCTCGAAGGGTGTTGCAGCGGGCCCGACCTCGATCTGGAAGTCGGCGATGTTGAACCCCTTGTTCGTGACCGCTCCCACCGTGAACGCCATGTAGGGCACAATCCCGTTGGCAACGTCCGAAGCGCTCACCGCGAAACTCTTGCTGATGCTGACCCATGTCGCCGAAGGAATGCTGCCGACCGTGCTCTCGCCGAGAGTGGACACACTGCTGAAGTTGTCCGCCGCACCTGCCTTGCCGAGCCCGATGGCCGCGGTGACTGCCGCGCCACTGTCCTGGTACACCTTCATTGAAACGATGACCGTCTTGCCGGCGAAGTGCTGGCAGTTCTTCTGCTCGATGCGCTGACCGAACGAGACGACTCCAGATCCCGTGCTGGTGATGTTCGCGGTCTGGCAGAAGGTCGAGGACGTCGCCGATCCGCTTGACTGGTAGATCGACCCACTCAAGGCGCTGAAGCCTGCAGCGTAGACGTAGATGCGGTCGCATCCCGCGTACACCACAGACCCGTTGACGATACTGCCCCCGCCTCTCTGCGCGATGCGGCAGTCCCCGTTGATGATTGCGTTACGGAATCCCAAGGCCCCTCCGTCGAAGGCCATCATTGGATGTTGAAGTGTGGTCAGTGGCATGAATCAGTGGTGGTTGAATCTCCTGGCTAAGAGTGCTGTGCCGATCACCGCGAGTGTCGGCAGCACGAAGTCTGTGATGCCCTTGAGCGTCCACGCCCGGGCCTGCATCCCGCCCCAGAAGGGCATGTTCGCTCGGCGCCCACCGTAGTGGTGCTCGATGTTGCGATACTCCGCTTGGGCGTACTCGCGCCCCACAAAGTAGGCCGACCCCGCGGCAGCGCCGGTCCACCAGTTGCCGGTCGCGATTGCGATGACGGACTGGATGGCGAGAGCGATAAGGGAGTGAGCGAGGTGGTGCATGTCAGTTGCGTGGGTCGAACCAGAGCATGTCGATGTCAATGGGTGGTGGATTTTGGTGGGCGTTCATAGGATGCTTGATGATGCTGCCTGCGTGTGATCCGCTTATACGGATCGCCCGATTTCAATCCACTCTTCGCCGCCGACTCCGATTAAGGTTAGCGAGCTTCCATTTTGAGCTGAAAAGTTTGCATTGTTGTTTAACTGCATACATCCAACGGTTCCTGGGCCGCTGTGCAAGACAGTCAGGTTATTGGTAAACAGCAACGTAACAACTCTTCCTGGCCATGCGTGAAGAAGTGTTCCGATGTTGGTTGTTCCGGTGATGTGAAACGCCGAGTTTGTGTTTGGAAGCAGTAGAACACTAGCACTTGCAACAGACGCTAAACTCAAATTGCTAGTTGGATCTCCGCCAAAGTTTGTATAGACATTCCCGTTGCCCAATACAACATTTGACGTCGCAACCGTTGCGTTTACTATCGTTGAGGCAATGCCTTTGACCCAAGAATTATCCAACATGACTCTTGAGGCTGAGCTTGTAACGCTAACCACATTTGTCACATCACGAATTGAACATCCGTTAATGATTGCATCACCACCGTAAATCAAAACTCCGTGAGAAGATCCTCCCCACGCGCTGTGGTTCTGAATAAATGTGACAAGCGGAATTGAACCAGACGCGTTGTTGATGAACACCCCGGCAGTAGCTTGCCCAGCCGTTTGGCAACTAAGTAGCTTTATGTCTTCGCATCCGTTTGCAACGCTAATGCCAATGGAGTTTGGATGGCCTCCGGGAACGTTATCGAACCCGCATCCTGTAGCTGTTATTGAGTTGGCATTAGAAATGAACAAGCCACGAAGGTATCCGTATGAAAAGGAGTTTGTAATCTTGTTCCAGTCTCCTCCATCATGAAAATGGTATGCCGTGCCGGGGCGTATCAAAGGAGTTCCATTTGCAATGGTTGCAAACGGCCAGCAGTGGCACTGGAGAATGTATGCAATGTCATAGCACTCGGCGATTTCGACGCAGTTGACATTGTCCATGTAGACACTTGTTAAACGCGGACGTTGATGGCCATACGAGTAGAAACCCTTGTCAAATCCAAGGATCATGCAGTTGTTGACAACAACGTCATCACCATCTGCTGTGATTGCAGTACCAACCCATGCAGACACGCTGGTCTGAGGGAACGTCATCCCTTTTCTGTAAATCAACAGACCAGACAGAGACGCTCCGCCTTTCATCGAAATCGTTTGCGTTCCGCTCAAGATGAGCGATCCGCCCACAAGACTGTAGTTGGCAGACGAGTTGTCCTGCGGGCTGCCTACATACAAATGTGGGCCTTGAACTCCGACGTTTGGCTTTACAACTAAGGTAGAGTCCAAGACGCATCTCATGCCGTTTGGAATCACAACAGTGCCGCCAGCGACCCCTAGTGAATCAATCGCAGCCTGAATCGCCGCTGTGTCGTCCGTGACCCCGTCGCCTTTCGCCCCGAAGTCGGTGACGCTGACAAGTTTGTTCAGCTTGGTGGCGTTATTAAATGCTTTGCTCATAGGTTGTCGTTATGCTTGTTGCCGTGTCGCTCAGTTCCGTGGGTCGAACCAGAGCATGTCGATGTCAATGGGCGGCGGGTTGTGTTGGGCGTTCATGTGGTGCTATGCGCTGCGTCCGGTTTCGTACCATTGAACTCCATCGTGCTTTAACGTCAGTGATGTGTTCGCCGATGCCGAGAAGTTAGCTCCTCCAGAGAGGCGCATGTTCTGGTTGGTAGAGATTGCAGAATAGACGGTTAGGGAACCATTGAAGATCAGGGTGACCTCTCTGCCCATCCATCCCCATCTCATCGAACCGAACGCAGTTGTCCCAGAGACTCGGAACACATTCCCGGTCATTGGGATGACAAGTGGATCTGACGACGCGATGACTTGAGCAGTCGTGTTGTATCCCAGCGCGCCGCCGCTGGTGGAAGCGAAGTTTCCGAAGTTGCATTCGGACACAAAGATCGTGCTGTTTGCGACGGACGAATAGATCGGCCTGGTTGCGATGTCGTTGAACTTCACGTTGGCAACGTGAATCACAGAAGAGGCATTGTCGGTCGAGATACCCAAGTCCGTGTTGCGGATTGTTCCTCCAGCGATTGAAACTCGCCCTTGCTGAACATAGATGCCGGCAACTTTTGGATACCACGTGGAGAACGAGTCGATGAAGGTGCTCTGACTTGCGATGGTATTAACAACGATGCCGTACCAGCACGCGGCAGATTGACACCCAATCAGTTTGGTGTCGTTAGCGTTTCCGCTGATGTCAAACCCAATGCTATCGGTGTGGGTGGCTGTGACATTGAAGTTCTGATCCGTGCCGCAACCAATCAGTGTGTTTGAGTTCGCGTTGTAGATCTTGAACCCAGTCTTGTACCCGTATGAGAAGCAGTTGGTGAACTTTACCCAGTCTGCTGTGTCGTGCGAGTAATAAGCGATTCCCGAACGGTAGGTTCCGGTGCTCGGGTAGATCGTAGTGTCCGAGGCGAACGGCCACATGTGGCAGTTTGAGATGTAGCAAACGTCGGGAGAGTTCGTGATCTCGATCCCGTTGTTATTGTCCCCGTACACCCGGTCGATAACGTGCCGTTGTCCTGGCCCATAAAATAGCTTGTTGAAGCCCATCACCAGCAAGTTCCTGAGCGACGCAGAACTGCCTGTCGCCGTGATTGCCGTTCCGGCATAGCCAGTGCCGCTCTCAACCGGGAAGGTCATTCCGTTTCGATAGATGAGTAGATCCTCTATCGAAGCCCCTTGCTGCATGTTAATCGTCGCAGACGAGGCGAGACGTATACAGGACCCGGCAGTGCTAAATGTCTGTGCGTTCGCCGTCCCTACGGTGTCTGGATTCCTCCATTCCCCTTTCAACCGCACCTTGGCCTTGATTGTCAGCGACGAGCCAACCAAATACTTGCCGTCGTTCCCAATCGTCACGGTGCCGCCGGCTGTTCCAAGCGCATCAATCGCCGCCTGGATTGCCGCGGTGTCGTCCGTAGTGCCGTTACCGACCGCACCGAAGTCCTTTACCGATACGACATCGCCGAGCTTCGAGGCTACCCCGCGTGAGATGGATCCGGTTGCACCCAGTTGGTACACCGTGGAGTCGTTCGCGATGCGTCCCACCAGGAAGATAAACTGGTCGCTCACCGTGGCGCCAGAGGTGAGCGTGATCGTGCTCGAGTTGGTCTCGGCGTAATCGTCGCCCGGGGTGAGCAGGAGACCGTTGCGGAACACGCGAAGCGACCCGCTGCTCGGGGTGTAGGTGGCCGAGGTGAGGGTGAACACCGTCTGCCCAGCGGTGGCGGTCTTGGTCTCGGTGGCGAAGTTGCTGCTGGGCGTGACGTTGGCCTGGTAGCCAACGATGAAGCCCGTGACACCGTTTGCCGGTGCGCTCGAGAAAACGATCTGCCCGTTGCTGATGGTGTACGCGGTGCCGTCAGGGGATTGAGGCACGCCGCCGAGCACGACGAGGTAGCTTTTTGGGTCGTTGCTCGAGTAGCCGCTGAGGCTGAAAGTTGTGGTGGACCCGTTGCCCGTGATGCTGGTGAGGGTCGGGGTGAACGTGCTGCCGCTGATCTCACCGACCGTGCCGTCTTCCTTCTTGATGTACAGCTTGCCCGTGAAAGTGTTGGATGCGATTTCACCCAGTTGCAATGCCGATGCCTGCGGGCCCGTGGCGCTGCCTGCGGTTGAGTTTCTCTTGGGGATGATCGGATTGGTCGGCATGGCTTGAAGAAGTTCGGTTCAAATACCGGCCCCACCCGTGGAAGGTGGGACCGGCAAACTGTCGCGGCTTAGTAGGTTCCGCCAGAGATGACGTCGCCCTCTTTCACCACGCTCGTCGGAGCGTAGCCGGAGCCGTCATACACGAGCGCTTGTCCGCTCGAAGGACCGGTCGAGGAGATCCCAACGCCGCGCAAGGCCACAACCGAAGCCGATTGCGAACCATTGCCCGATGCCGTCACGTCGCCCGTGAGCTCGGTGATGCCCGTGTCGATGAAGTTCTGAGGCGTTGTCGCCACCCACTGCGCACCGTCCCACGCGAGGACCTGTCCGCTGGAAGGAGCGCTCGAGGACACCGTCTGGCCCTGGATCTTGGTGACCGTAGCGGACACCGATCCACTGCCCGAGGCGCTCACGTCCCCGCTCAGTTCTGTCATCCCCGTGTCAGGGAAGCTCAGCGTCTGCGGTCCCCATCCTGACCCGTCGTACACGAGCGCTTGCCCGGTCGAAGGGGTCGTGGACCACACCAACTCGCCTTGGAGCCCGGTGACCGTGGGGTTCGGGTACGTCCCGCCCAAGTCCCCGCCGGCGTTGCCGGTCGGAGCGCCACCAGAGATGATGGCAACGTACTGCGAACCGCTCCAGCGGTAGGAGACGTTCTCGTCCGTTGACACATAGATCTTGCCGGTCTCCCCAGGGGAGGGGAACGAGGCGACGTTGGCAAACTCCACCACGTCATCGACATAGGAGGGCAGGTAGCTTGAGTCGATCTTCGCACTGCCGTCGAGCGGTGCTACACCGTTGGCCTGACCAACGCTCGAGGAAGCCACCGCGCCGATGTCGCTGGGTGCGATGTCGGAGACTGCCTTGAACTCCTTGACGGAGTGGTCTTCTGTCTTGAGGAACAGACGACCGAGAAACGCGTTGGACGCGATTTCGGCGATCTGCAGATCGCTGGATGAAGGTACGTTCGTTGATCCTTGCGTACCGTTTGTTTTTGGGATGATGGGGTTAGCCATGTTGTTTTCTCTCAGTAGGTTCCACCGGTTAACTGGTCACCGTTCTTCAGAACAGGTTGACCGTTGACTGTCGGTGTGCCAGTCAAAGCGGGTGAGTTAAGTGGTGCTGCTCCCGCCACGTCAGCGACTACCAAATCCTCGACGGGTTTGAACGATGCGAGCGTGTCGCCGTCCTTGCGCATGTAGATCTTTCCCGTGGTGCGGTTGCTCGCAATCTCGCCAATCTGCAGGGCAGCGGCTTCGGGTCCAGCCGTGGACCCATCCTGAGCGTTCGTCTTGGGAATGACCGCGGATGCCATGATTTTCAGCGTGGGAACATGGAGTCAGAATCGTCCACCACAAACTCAGGCGGACTCGTGAGAACGTGCTTCTTTGAGCATCAGCAGATACTCGTCGAACGCGATGCGCTCGATCTCCTGCTGCAGGCGAAGCCCCACGTTGCGCTCGCCCTCACGGAAATAGGTCTCGGAGTTGCCGGTGTAGCTTGAGCGGCGCATGCCGGTATTGCAGAGCACGCGCCAGAGCACGCGCCGGCCTTGCGGGGTGGACATGACAAAGCGCAGGTCGTCTTCTTCGACATTGGCCTTGCGCTTGAGCTTGGCTTCGACCTCGGCAACCTTCTGTGGATCAGCGGCATTCATCGCATCCCTCCTTGCGCTGCTGCCATGCGCGTGAGCGCTGAATCACCGTTCATGTCGGTCTCGGAGAGAAGCTTGGCCCCCTGCGCGATCTGCTGCAGTTGCTCGGCGCGTTGCTGCGCGGCAATCTGTTGCGCACGCCCTTCACGGATCTTGGCCACCTCTTCGTCTGCGCGGACGATCTTCGGTGGCACCCCGAGCATGTCGGAGTACTCGTCAACGACCTGGTCGAAGTCGAGCTTGTCGGCGATGTCAGGCTTGGCCGCGGCGAGGTTACCGACGAACCCGACGAAGCGCTCGAGGCCGGCAGTGGCCACAAGCTTTTGCGCCTGCGCCATGATGCTGATGTACTCGACCTTGAGCTCCTGCCCCGAGATTTCGGGCGGGGGCGCAGGCACCTCACCCCGGCGAAGCATGATGGCGAACGTGCGGTCGATCAGCGGGTCGAGCAGGTCCTCGTTCTGCCGCTCGAGCACGGGCCCCAGCATCAGAAGCTTCTCCTCGTGCCGCTCCTCGATCTCGCGTGCGGTAATCTGGCGCCGGTCGGAGTTGGCGAGCATGAGGAAGAGGTCCTCATAGAAACACCGCTTGATGCGCATCTGCGTCTCGTTGACGAGCACGCTCAACTCCTGCAGGGGCATGCGAATCTCGTGCGCCGGCTTGAACCCGGTCGAGCCCTGCGTGGTGTCCACGTAGGTGATGTCGCCAGGCAGCAGCGAGGCTTTCTTGTTCTGCATGCTGGTTGGCGCCACCATCGGCGGGTTCACCATCTTGTCGATGCTCTGAATCATGCGACGTTGCATCGCCTGCAGTTGCTGAATGTCCCCGAGTGCGTCCATCCCCGGGGAGTGCCCGTAGACGTCCTCGCCGGTCAAGTTCCACCGCGGAGCCATGACCGGAAACTCGTCGAACCCAGACTCGTCGAGGAACTTGCCCTCTTCGTCCGAGCCCAGTTCCCAGTAGCAGGAGGAGAAGCGCTTGTGTTTGGCGTGTAGCTTCTCCGGGTCGTGATCCTCGTTGGGGTGGATCATGTGCGCCACGTCGATCCACGTCTCCATGTTGCCGTTGTTGTACTGGTCTTGAACCGAGCGGGAGCAGTTCTCCAAGCCAAAGCGCTGCACCAGTTGTCGCACCGTCATCGCGTACTCGCGCACGAAGGTGTCCACGGTGTGCCGGTGTGACTGCGCCAGGCAGTACGAACCGATGGGGAACGAGTAGCAGCGGATCACGTCCTGGTCATCCTCGAGCACTGCCATGGCCGAGGTGCCGAACAGGCCTTGGTCGCAGTAGAGCAGCGGCAGTGCGTTGTAGAGGTTCGACTTGAGGAAGATCGTGCGCATCCGCTTGGTCACATCGTCGAGCCACGATTTGACCGGCCCGAACTCGGCGAGTCCTGGGTCGGGCGTGGTGAGCGAGAACCACGGGCGTGCAGGGGATGTGAGCCCCGACATCATCCCGGCCATGAGGTTTCGCATGGCGAGCGTCGCGGTGGAGTCGATGATCTTCTTGTTGCGCCGGTCCCCCTTGTTGCGCTCGGCGATGGTGTAGCGTGCGCGGCGGGGCATCACATAGTCGGACAGGTCACGCCAGTGCGGCATGAACGACTCACGCTCCGTGCGGAGCATCATGCGCATCTTCTCTAGCTGCTGGCGTTTAGTCTCCATGCGTTACTGGCCGAGGAGGGTTTTCCCCATGTTCTGGAAGTTCTGCTGCTGCTGCTGACCGTTCCCGCCCAGGCCTTGTGAGCCCGTCAGGATGGTGTCGGTGCGACCGGTGGCAGCGAGCGCCTGCTTGCGTGCCCGGTCCTGACGCGACTGGGCGTTGGTGGCGATGTCGTCCTGGTTCTTCAGCCCGGGGTCACCCGGGCTCTTCGGGATGTTCGGCTTGTTCTGGTTTGCCGCGATCATTGCAGCGCCACCACCAGCAACGGTGCCTGCTGCCAATGCGATTAGAGTTGCTGTTTCAAGTCCCATAGTCAGTTCAATCGTTTGATGTAAATCGTCTCCGCTGCCTGATAGCCCATACGCTCGAGCAGGGGCTTGATGTTCACTCCAGCGCTCACGTGCTGAGTGACGAAGAACGCGCCATCGGCCTGCAGTTGCTCGTCACAGAAGCGCAGGAAACGCATGCCTGATGTCCCCCTTCGCTCGGATGGGTGCAGGAAAAGCGTGTCGTGGAATGCGCAGCGCACACCGTGCTGGTGGTGAATCGCCATCGCGAACACGTTGTACCCAACGAGCATCGCGTCCCGGCGTGCAGTGAACACCCGCAAACGGTCCGCATTCTCGAGCGCTTCGTATTGCTCGAACGGAATCCTCGCCGGCAGGTCTGCGATGGGTCCGCTCACCTCCTCGTGGTGCCCTTGGATCAGCGGACGTGCCTCCTCTCCCAGTGCGGGTGTGAATCGCTCGCGTTGGAAGGTGAGTGCCATGTGATTCCATCGTTGGGGGCGTTGCGTATCCGTCAAGCAGCGAAAGGGTCGTACTCGGTGAGCGCATGCCCACCGGCGTGCAGGTTCGCCCCCGGTCCGCGTGACGGAGCGACGGGGAACGCGAAGGTCAGTGCCAGGGCATCGGCGATGTCCGGTGAGGGCAGGCCGCGTTTCTTGAGGTCGTCCTTGCTCTCGAGTTCGAACTTGTTCGCCGCGTTGGCGTAGCTGTAGGTGGGGGCGCACAACTCGATCTTGAGTTGCGGGATGTTCGGAATCGACGCACCGGCTTTCAACCACTGACTCATGTCAAACCACATCTCCCCACGCTTGTTCACGAACTGGGGCTTAGTCGGTGAGCCACCGAAGTTCACGCCCACAACAGCATGCCCGAGTTGATGCAAACGGTCTATCACCCCCTCGCCACGTCCCGCGTCGATGAACACCGCGTCCGGTTTCCACTCGACAATCGCCTGCGCCACCTTGGCCGCAAGCTCCATGTTGTTGAGCCCTTGGTACACCTGAGGCTCGAACGATACGAGGCCCTGACGACCGAAGATGACCGACTTGTCGTCACCGTAGCGTGCGACGTCCACCCCCAGGATCCGCGGTGAGTGCTCGTAATCGCTTGCCGGCAGGTGCTTGCCCACTGCTTCCTGCACGGTCTCGAAGGCAATCAACTGGTCGGGGTTGGATGCACTGAAGTCGTTCAGCATCTCTTGTCGGAACTGGTTCTCACTCATGTCTTTGCGCATGGATTCAATCTCGTCGGGGCTCAGTGCGTCGGTCTGGTAGCAGGTGTAGTTCGCCGCGAACCACTCGTCGGGGTTGTTGATGGCCTCGAAGTATTTCTCGCTCAGCAGGTTCACGCCCTTCACCGTGCCGATGAAGATGGCCCACCCGCGGCGGTCTGCGATGGCCGGTCGCAGGATCTCGCCCCAGGTCTCGGGCTTCATGTCGGCGACCTCGTCCAGCACCACGCCGTCGAAGTAGAGTCCGCGCAGGGAGTCCGGGTTGTCCGCGCCGAACAAGGTGATAGTCGCCCCGTTGGGGAACGTGACGCTCAGTTCGGATTCGTTGATCTTGATGCCGGGGACGGGGAAGCTGAATCGCTTGAGGTAGCGCCACGCGATTTTCTTGGTCTGCTTGAGCAGTGGCCCGACGTACCCGAACTGCCCCTCGGGCTTGGTGCATTTGAGCGCCGCGTGGACCAACTCCATCACGGCCATGACGGTCTTGCCACCACGCCGATGAATGACCACCACCGAGAATCGCTTGAGGCCGCGGTGAACCTTGCGCTGCCAGTCCCGGGGCGAGTAGCCGAGGTCGATGCGTTGGGATGCCATCAGGTGTGCCGGTCAATCCTCGTCCTCGTCCTCAATCGGGTCGTCAGGGCAACGGTCGATGCCCGTGATGACCTCGATGCGCACCGGACCATCCCCAGCACCGGTCACCTGCATCGGCAGCACTTTGCCCAGCAGCGTGAGGAACGTGCGCGGGTCGAGCCTGGCCACCGTCTCGAGGTACTCCACCCCGCCAGCACGCTCGTAGGCTTGCAGGATGGCTTCCTTGAGCGAGGTCGTGATCTTGTTCGGTTTGCCCTTCCTGCTGCCCCCTATCTTTCCCTTTGCACTCATACCAAAACCATAGCCCTCACTGCGCAACACGCAACCTGTCTATGCCCGTGTCTACGCCCAGCCCTAGGCATAGACAACCCGCTCGCTCGCCATCACGCTTGCCATCAGCGACTTGCGCCACAAAAATCGCTTGTCTTCACAAGTTCGTCAACGCGCCGCACAACATAATCCTGATTTGTCACACAGTAGCTGCAGCAGTTGTATCCCTCTGTACTACTTTTCCCCATAAGTTAGAAAGAGAGAGTAGACAGAGTAGACAAGGAGGAAGTGATGGAATCCAAAGGACTTCCGTTGTCTTCACAAGTGTCTACAACCCCCAACCGTCTACGCCCACACCCATCCACTACCTGCCTTTCGGCTACCCTGCACCGCTCACACCTACGCAAAACAACGTGTAATCGCGTAGCCAATCTGGGACGCACGGCATACCGTTCTACCCAACAAAACCGTAGCGGGACGATGAAGTAGCGTGTACATTTGCCCCGTGAACCATAACCAAACAACCCAAGAAGAAGTTCAATACCTACGCGCCGAGCTCGCCGCGGTATCGACAGAACGCAATACGCTGCTCGGACTGGTGCGTGAGATTCGCGCATTGGTGCTCTCGCACACCGAGACGATAGTCGCACTGGAAGAGCCCTGGATTCCCGTGCTGCGCGAGTACCTCGACGACGTCTGCACGTACACCCTGACGGGCATTCTCACCGAGGGGCTGGGCATTCCTCGGGACCAGCAGTCGCTCAACGTGCGCACGCGCCTGGGCGCCGCAATGCGCACCCTCGGATGGAAGTCCTCGATTGCCAAGAGGCAGGAAGGATCGGTGCGTGTGTGGCAGAAAGCCAGCACCGGCTCGAGCCCGGCCCGAGTGCTCGGCGATGATGCCAAGCAGAAGCTCACGGCATACCTGCGCCTGACCAACCCCTACACCACTGAGCGCATCCTCGAGAAGGTGTTCGGGTACGCGAAGGACAAGCAGAACCGGCGCATGCAGTTGGATCTGGCCAGGCACCTGCAAGACCTCGGCTGGAAACCGGTGATCCTCAAGGACGAGAAACGCCGCTCCATGCGTGCGTGGCGCTACCGTCCTCGCATCCTGCCCATGCAGTCGGCCAACGACGAAGGTCCATTCTAAGCACGAAAAAACCCGTCCCTCACTCGAGGAACGGGCCTTTCGTTCGACCGGGCGTGCCACCCCTGACGCGCACCGGCATTGGTGAATCTATCCCCGTCTGACTGCGTGTCAACGGGGATTTGTTGCGTTCTCCGCAACGGGCATCTCGGTCGATGTGGTGATGCGGAAGTGCAGGTGCGACAGATTGAACATCCTGGTCGCCGCTTTGGCCTCTTCCACGCATTGGAACGTCGTTGACCACCGGATGTCCCGAAACGACACCCAGAGGTCCTTGTCGCGTTCGGCAGATAGCCAGCACCCCGTCTCCCGGTGTTGGATGCGGTAGGGCTTAGTCGAGCTCATCGTCGATCTCCGCCTCTTTCTCGGGGTCAGCGAGCACCACGGCAATCCCGATGGTCTGCCCGTCGAAGTTGCCCCCGGTACACTTCGCCAGGTAGGTCATCTGGGGCTCATCGAGTTCAAGCATCAGCCTAGCCAGTTGCGTGGCTAGGCTCAGCATCTCGTCGCGGATCTCTTGGTCGTCGGTCATACGATGCGCTCAATCATGTCAGCGAGGCGCCTCAGTGTCTCGGCAATCTCACTCAACGACGGGACGCTCGGGGCGACCGGGGCATCCTGCTGCAAGGTCGGCGGCGAGGACGGCAAAGGCTCGGGCAGCGGTTGCGGGGACGACTCCGTTTCCGAGCATACGGAGTTCATCAGTGCGATTGTCACTGGCGCGGCACAGGAGGCCATAGTCCACCCCACCGGAAGCCCCATCAGCGTTTCCACCCAGCGTGGGTTGAGTTTGCCGTTGTCTCGGTTCCACTGACCCGTCGGAGCAACTTCGGTTTGCGATGGCAGATCCGAGTGGTTGCCCTCCCGAATCATCCTGCCCTCGGCTCCCTTCGCATCCCTCGCTTGAGGCGTTGCCCATGCTGTCACCTGACTGCCAAGTCTCGGCCACACTTTCCCGTCCTGCCCCACTTGGTAGCCCACGTGATTCTTCGCCTCCGGTGTCGCCCACTGCGGGTTCTGCACCGCTGCGCAAAGGTTCGGACTCCTCCCACTCCCCTGCTTCGTCCTCCCCTCCTCCACTGCCTGCTTTACACGCTCCCGCCTCTCCATCATCCCCTGATGGAACTTCTCCCACGGCACTCCGTCGTTGGCCTGCGTTGCGTCCGGGGTTGGCCACAACTCGCGGTGGTTCCCACCACTGCTGGGGTTCGCCTGGTCGGCTTGGCCACACGTCTTGAGCACAACATTGCGCTCCTGCCTGCCTGAGCCACTCTCTCCCTTGTGGTCCCTCGTCGCCGCGGTAGGCCATGACGAACACTCGCTTGCGCTGGTGAGGAGCGCCGACTTCGCTCGCACTGAATACTCCCCACGACACTTCGTAACCCAACTCCTCCAGGTCTGAGAGCACGCTGGAGAGTCCCAACGTAATGTGCCCCTCGACGTTCTCGAAAAAGCACACTCGGGGTCTGAGAAGTCGAATGCCGTCTGCGATGGCAGGCCAGAGGTGACGGGGGTCGTCGGCGCCGAGTCGTTTGCCTGCGCTGCTGAATGGTTGGCAGGGATAACCTCCAGAAAGGATGTCCACTCGGTCAGAAAATGCGCCCCAAGGGAAGGTTCGCAGATTGCTCCAGATCGGAGCCGGGTCAAGCGACCCGCCTTCCATTCGCGCAAGTAAGAGCTCGATGGCACTTGATTCGATCTCCGCATAAGCGACTGTGCGCAGATCTGGGAGCACTCGTTTGAGTCCGAGGTCAATGCCTCCGTACCCGGAGCAAAGACTGATGTGAGTTGGTTGATGATAGGTCGTGGGAGTATCCACATTATTGTTATTTGATTAGGGTGTAGGTCGGGTTCAGTATCTCCTCTGCCCATGCACGGGCGAAGCGTTTATGTTTGCCCCGCTCCCAGGCGTACCCGGCAAGGCACGCAAGGGAGACGAGGATGATGGCGATGGTGATGCGGTAAGCGTTCATTGCCCGGGGCAGTCTTCGTTGATGCACTCCCAAGATCCGCACGGTCCGCACTCGTCGGCGTCGTCGATCCACTCCATCAGGTGTTGGCAACACCGGCACTCGGGCGGGTCAGGTTGCTCGTCCGGGTTGTTCGTGAGCCATGCGTCGAACGACGATGGAAGTCCGTCCCTGCTCACGGCTGCACCTCCTCTCCAACCACCGAGGAATCCTCGGCAGTTTCATTAAACACTCTAGCCGCAGCAGATGTGAGTAGGGACTTCCATCCCTGTCCCTTTGCGACAATGTGGTTCTCGCCATTACTGTCCCGCACAAGCAAAACAACGACATGTGCGTTTGTCTGCGCCTGCACAAGCGAGGGGATGCACCCAACAACCTGCTCTATGTTGTGACTGCTCACGGCTGCACCTCCTCCCACTTGCCCAGCGTGCGTAGAAACGCCTCTGCGCGTTGTCGTGCGGTGGCTTTTGCGCAGGATGGCTGAGTGTCGCCTAGGTGTACGCAATAAATATCCCACTCATCAAAGGTGGTCAGCACCTTCTCCGCTTCGTGCATAGCGTTGAGGTCTTTGCAGTAGTCTGGCTCTGGCGCGTAATAGCCATGTGGACTAAGCCAGCCTAATCCACGGTTATCAGGCGTCCACCCACACGCCTCGGCGATTGCCACGTTGATTTTATGGTTGGTCATTTCGCCACCTCCTCCCATTTGCCCAGCGTGCGTAGAAACGCCTCTGCGCGTTGTCGTGCGGTGGCTTTTGCGCAGGATGGCTGAGTGTCGCCTAGGTGTACGCAATAAATATCCCACTCATCAAAGGTGGTCAGCACCTTCTCCGCCTCGTGCATCGCGTTGAGGCACGCGCAGTAGTCCGCTTCCCATCCATACACCGCGGAGATGGCGGCGTTGATTTGTTCGTCGGTCATCGCGCCACCTCCTTCTGCAGTTTGGCGGTGATAGCGTCTTCCGCTTCAATCAAGTCAATCTGCGCCTGCGCCTGAGCGATGGTCGCCTGAGCCTCTGCAATGACTCGCCGAAGGTGCGCCAACGTCGAGCACTCCATTGTGTGTTCTGTCTGTGTGTTCATGGTTAGTTTTTTCTTTCGCTGATGACGCCGGCGATGAGTCCGCCGACGACAAAGGTTGTGAGAGGCCACCAGAGCGTGGCGACTTTCCAAAGGCAGGCGCCGAGGACTTGGATTTTTTCGGGAAGGGTCATGTCTTGTTTCTTGGTTCGTTGTTTTGTTCGCGTTGCGTCATCCGCAACGGTGACCAGCATGCCATGCGCATTGCGTGAGTCAACGTGATTTTCTGTGGGAAACAAAAAACCCCACCAAGCACTTGGCTCAGTGGGGTTTACGCTGGGTTGGGTGAGGCTCGAGTGGACTATTCGTGCGCGATTTTCAGCGCCTCATGTACGGTCGGGAATACCTGAGCGAAACACTGCTCAATCGCCTGCGCAATCTCACGGTGTTCCTTCTGGGTGTGCTCGTCCAGCCTGACCTGCAGGTAATGAATCCACGACCGGCAAGTGCCTGACATGTACAAGGTTGTGCTCGTCGCGAGTGGCAGCACCATGCGTGCGCATTCGCGTGCAACACCGGCCTCGATGAGGTCTCCGTAGTACGCTAGTGCCTGCGCCATAAACGCTTCGACCGAGTACGGTAGCAACTCGCTACTGCTCTGCCGGTTCTTCTCAGCCTGACGGCGCAGTTCCACCGGTTCGATACCAACCGCTTCCGAGTACCGCTGACTGAACTCTTGGAACGAGAACGACTTGTGACGCAGCAACTGCGCCGCAATCGCCCGGGATGTTCGGATCTCCACCGTCATGCTCGCCTGCTCGAACACGGACCAGTGCCCGTGCTTCATGCAGTACCGCAGGAGACGCTCCCCTGTCTCCATGTTCAGTTGGTTC